AGCATCCCGGTTCCTCGATCATCGCCGTCTCGCACACCTCTGCCCTGGCAGAACGGTTTAGTCGGCGCGTCCGCGGACTGGTTCTCGAACGCGCTCGGCAACTGGGATACGAGCTGGTTTCCGATGAACGATCGGCGACGCGCTGGCGTATATCGAATGGGGGCGAGTACCTGGCCGTTGGTGTCAAGGGGGCCATTACCGGCCGACGCGCCGACCTGATCATCATTGACGATCCGATCAAGTCACAATGGGAGGCGGATAGCACCTCCCATCGCGATCAGTTGTGGGAGTGGTACAAGTCCGATCTCACGACGCGATTGAAACCTGGCGGCCGGATCATCCTGATCATGACCCGCTGGCATGAAGATGACCTGGGAGGACGCCTGCTGACAACCGCCACCCCCGAGTGGCGGGTCGTCAGGCTTCCCGCCCTCGCCGAGGAAGCCGACCCACTGGGTCGATCCGAGGGTGATGCACTCTGGCCCGAGTGGGAAGACAGGATCGCACTGGATCGAAAGCGAAGCACGATTGGTGAACGGGCATGGCTTGCGCTGTTCCAGCAATCGCCGCGTCCTGCGATGGGCAGTGTATTCAGGGTCGGCGCCATGCCCATCCTGGACACCCTGTCGGACACCAAGGACACACGGATCGTCCGCGCATGGGACCTGGCCGCCACAGCCGCAACGGGCACCAATGATCCCGACTGGACCGTCGGAGTGAAGATGATGCGCGAACGGCACGGCCGTTTCACCATTGTCGATGTCGTCCGCATGCGTGGTACGCCACGCCAGATCGAAGATACGATCATGGCGACAGCCAGATTGGATGGCACGACCGTGACGATCGGGCTGCCCGAGGATCCCGGCCAGGCTGGGCGGGCGCAGATTGCATATCTCGTGGGCCGCCTGGCCGGATTCCGCGTGCTCACCTCGCGGGAAACAGGCGCAAAGCTGACCCGCGCGATGCCCCTCGCCTCCCAGGTAGAGGCAGGCAACGTATCGATCGTACGCGCCGCCTGGAACCACGCGTTGCTGGATGAGTTGCGGGATTTCCCGATGGGTCGCAAGGACGACCAGGTTGATGCAACGGTTCGCGCATTTGGGACATTGGCACGAATGACGGACGTTCCGCGCTCGGTCAATATGTCATTGCTGACCCGATAGGATCAATTACGCCTTCAGGTTTGAGCGGATAAAGAATGTACGAAACCATCTGTAACCTGATTCCCAGGGATTCTGACTATCCGCCAAGAACAAGGGCCCTCGACATTCTCAATCGTGTACTGGAAGGCCGTCTCTACGATGTGCTGCCCTATCAGTTTCACGATGAACGGGGGCCGGGCGGCGAATACATCCCGCTGCGTCACCGCAGGCCCAGTGTTCGCTATCCTTTGTCCCGCATTGTCGTCGAGGACAGTGTCGCGTTGCTCTTCAGTGAGGCGCACTTCCCGTCGTTCGACTGTTCGGATCGCGACGCCTTGGCGGTACTGACCAGTATCGCCAAGGAAACACACCTCAATCTCGTAATGACCGAAGCCGCAATCCGCGGCTCGATCGGCTCATCCGCGGTCTTGCTGCGGGTGCTGCGCGGTCGCGTGTTCTTCCAGGTACTGAACACGATGTACCTGACACCCACGTGGTCCGCCGAAGAACCTGATACCCTGACGCGCGTCGTCGAGCGATACAAGGTATCTGGCACGATGCTGGCGTCGATTGGCTACGATCTGCCGGACATGGACGGAGAGTTCTGGTTCCAGCGAATCTGGGACATGAACATGGAAACCTGGTACAAACCGGTTCCGGTTCAGTCCGAAGTCCTTGCTGACGTCGACCATGACCGGTCAGTACGGCACGGACTGGGATTTGTACCCATCGTATGGATCAGGAACCTGCCTGGCCCGTCATCCACCGGGGCTACCTGTGATGGTGCATGCACGTTCCGACCTGCAATCGAAACACAGATCGAGATTGACTATCAGCTGAGCCAAGCTGGCCGTGGACTGAAATACAGCAGTGATCCAACGCTGCTTCTGAAGGAACCCGCAGCTACCGGCAACGAGATCCTGAGAGGGGCCGGCAATGCGTTGATGGTCGGTGAGAACGGCGACGCACGCCTGCTGGAAATCGGCGGCACCGCATCTGCCGCTGTCATCGAGTACGTACGGACGTTGCGTGAACTCGCACTTGAAAGCGTGCATGGCAACCGCTCCAGCCCGGATCGCCTGACGACTGCACAGTCTGGTCGTGCATTGGAGCTGATGAACCAGGGCCTTATCTGGCTCGCAGACAATCTTCGCATCACGTACGGCGAGGGTGCGCTGCTCTCTCTGGCACGCATGATTATCAGGGCATCCCAACGTGGCGGTCTGCGCGTATTTGGACGGCCGGTGCCCCCGATCGATCCCAGTACCACCATCACCCTGAAGTGGCCGCGGTGGTACGCATCGTCCGCCGAAGACAGACAGCGCGATGCCCAGACACTGGCAACGCTTATGCAATCCGGCCACATCAGCCGTGACACCGCTGTCCGGTCGATTGCCGATACCTACGATATCGAGGATGTGGCCGCGGAGCTGGAACGTATTGCCAGTGACCGGTCCAGCAAGGAACCCTGATGTCAGAACACATACCTGATGAAACACCGCCGCAGGACATGCTGGACGCCCTACGGCGCCAGACCGAAGCTCTGCAGCAGGAACTTGAGTCGCTGCGTGGAAAGGCTCGGCATACCGCCATGATGGCGGACCTACGGGTCGCAGCTGTCAAGGCGGGAATGATCGATCTGGACGGAATCAAGCTGCTGGATCTCACGACAGTCCGGACAACGGAAGAAGGAGAGATTCCGGACGCAGCGTCGGTCATGGCCTCGTTGAAACAGGTCAAGCCGTGGCTGTTCGGAGCATGGTCGACGTCCAGCGCGAAGGAAGCACCACCGTCGCAACCACCACAACAGAAACAGGCTATGGAGATGTCCGACGATGAGTATCAGGCCGCTCGCGCCCTGATCCTGAAGCGGCGTCCGTAACGTCCACTGGCTGCTTTCTCCATATCACCGGTACCCGATTAAGGATCAAAGATGCCGATTCAGAACTTTCCGTCGGCCCTTCAGCCGATTATTCAGCAGGGTTTCCTTGACCGCGAATTCGACATGGCGCTGCGGTCCCGCCTGGGCTTTCGTGCCGCGGCCGACCGCGTCGACATCGCGGTCGGGATTGGCGAGACCCTGACCAAGACACGGACCGGACTGAAGCCTGCGGTCACGACCCCCTTGCCGCCGTCGGCCAACACGAACCTGGACAATGGCCTGACCCCGGCAGCCTGGGGCGTCGAGCAGTACACGATCGTCATGAACCTGTACGCCGCCACGACCGACTTGAATATGGTGACAAGCCGCGTCGGTCTGGTGTCGCAGTTTCTGCAGAATGCCTATGCTAACGGTGAACAGGCTGCCCGGAGCCTGGACGAACTGGCACGCAATGCCCTGTTCGCCGCCTACCTTGGCGGTAGCACCCGCGTGCGCACGGCACTTTCGTCGCCGGCGCCGGTCATCGCGGTTGATGACATTCGTGGCTTCCAGAACGCGTTCGTGAACGGCGTGCAGCAGCCCATCAGCGGCACCACACCGTTGACGGTGACAATCGGCAACAACGTCTACAACGCTGTCGCTACCGCCGCTGACGTGACGAATATTTCGATGTCTCCTGGCGGAATATCAGGCACCATCACCCTGTCGGGCAACGTCACCGTTTCCGATGGCGCAATCAACAGCTCGGTCGTCGCCGCAAACGCATCGTCCATCATTCGTCCTGGCAAGCGCGGCAATACCCAGCAGCTGACCGCCGCCGATACACTGACCATGGGGGCTCTGCTCGATGCGGTCACCAGGCTGCGCCTGAACGCGGTCCCGGAAATCGATGGGGCGTACAACTGCTATCTGGACCCCGTGTCCGCTCGACAGCTGTTTGCGGATCCCGATTTTCGCCAGTTGTTCCAGGGTGCGACCTCTGCCAACCAGGTGTTCCGTCGCGGCATGGTGAACGATTTCCTGGGCCTGCGCTTCGTTCCGACGAACGAGACCTTCGTGCAGTCTCACCCCACCCTGGCCAACCAGATGATCCGTCGGCCGATCATTTGTGGCGCGGGCGCGCTGATCGAAGGGGACTTCGCGGGCATGGCGGCGGCTGATGTCGTTCCCGCGGATTCGATCGTCTCAGTCGTGAACGGCGTCGCTATGGTCACGCGGGAGGCGATCGATCGTCTGCAGCAAATCATCGCACAGTCATGGTACTGGATTGGTGGCTTCTGCGCACCTTCCGACACGACGACGACCCCGAACACCATTCCGACCGCGACCAATGCGGCATTCAAGCGTGCCGTGGTGGTTGAACACATCGGCTGACATGAACGCGCAAAGGGCGATCGTTGACGGATCGCCCTTTGCCAGTGGTTCCTGTCCCCCTCCCTGCCCCGTTCCCTGCCCATGAGGCGATTTGATGCCATCACCGTCATTGACCGAGACCGAGCGGACTGACGTACGCCGATTCTGCGGATATCCGCCGGCCGGCGCTGGGTTGATCGGGGCACTCAGCACGGCCGGCGTTCAGGAACGCGGACTGTTAGAGGTCCGCATAGCCAACCTAACAACCGCCGAGGTCACGATCGTGCGCCGTTATCTAACGACATTGACCATCCTGGAAGTGGCCGTGCCCCGAGCAGCGGAGAACCTGGATACCGACCAGGCGGCCGTGTGGACACACAACAAGTCCGAGATAAAGGACCGCCTGCAGCTGCTGGACGAGTGGCGCCGGCGGCTTTGCGCATTTCTCGGTGTCCAACCTGGACGTGGACTGCGCGATACTCCCGTTGCGTTGGTGATCTGAATGGACCCGAGGCGGATTGACGACAGGATTGCCTGGGCGGGAAATCGCGCCGCCAGGCACGTTGGTACTCAGGCAGATGCCTTCCGCCCATCCGGGTCCGCGATGCCGTTGTCGCCGCGAAACCGATATCTCAGGCTACCAGCACTATTCTCGGCCGCCCCGACCAGCTTCAACCACACGATGGGTTACGGGACAGCCGTCTGCTATGGCCACTTCGACGCGTCCTACACACGCCCCGGGGACTATTTGGTCCAGGAAGGCCGCGTCTACTTCATCGCATCGCAGGAGCGTCTGCAACCCGTTCTTTGCGTGCGCACCAATGCCGAACTCACGATCAGGCGGTCCGTACCGGCATCCGTGATCGGCTCTGGTGGATATGGCGGCGTCTCGACTGATGATACGGCAACGATCCTTCACGCGTGGCCAGGGAGTGTACTGGGCATGGCGACCGGCGGTACCTCTCAGGCTGGCTTGCCCGTGGATACCACGCTGCCACAGTGGACGGTGCTATTGCCATCCTGCGGAACCGCCATCGTTCGATCCGGCGACAACGTCACCGATGCCAATAACCTGAAGGCTGTCGTTGTCTCTTCAGAACGGACCTCCCTAGGATGGCGACTGACCGTTCGGCAGGTGTCCACCTGATGCCTGATCTATCCGAAGTCGAAGCCGCGATGGTGGATATCATCGTGGCGACCTTGTACCCTCGTGGACCTGGCCAGGACAGCACATTGGGCCAGCCTTGCCGCGTCTATCGCGGTTGGCCTACACCAACATCGCTGAATACAGACCTTGTCGCCGGGGTCGTCAACATCACAGTTGCTCCGGACAAGGATATCGGGCGCACAACCACCCGATTTGACCTGAGATGGACCACCACGCCAGCCGATCAGACCTTGTCAGCTAGTGTGACAGGAACAGCGGTCACGATTACCGGAACACCCACCGTTGGACAGAGTGTTGGCATCCTGGCGGACCAACACGCGTACGTCTATCAGGTCCGACCCGGCGACAGCTCCGCCGGCATTGCGGCCAATCTCGCCGCCATGATCCGATCAACCCGCTTCGTGCACCTGTCCAACAACAGGCTCGAGGTCCCGAATGCGTTTCAGCTGATCGCGCGAACCGTGACCGCTGGCAAGGCGTTCAGGGAAGCCAGACGGCAGGAGCGGGACCTACGGGTCATGGCTTGGTGTCCCGGGCCCGAGTCACGCGATCGCGCTGCTACTGTCGTTGATCACGCCTTTGCCGCTACACCATTTCTGATCACACCGGGCGAGATTCGATCACGTATAGTATACAAGGGTACGTCAGTATACGACCAGGCACTTAATAGTCATCTCTACCCGCGTAACCTGATCTACACTGTGGAGTATCCGACCATCCTCGTCGATGATCTTCCTGCCATGCTGTTTGGAGATCTTGGTTTGAACGTGATCAGGGTAGTCGCATAGGCAGCGGCAACCCGCACCCGGCCCAGCACGCCATTGAGCCGACTCATGGCGGTCGTGTGAATGGGCCGCTCGAATTGCCATCAAGTGTCGAGAGCACTTGCAACAAGTAATACGCACACTTTTTAGTACCTCTCGCCGTCACTCCTTACTCAGGACATTGATACCCATGCCCGTCGTTCCGCGCGGCACAATCAACACAACTGCCCTGATTGTGCCTGATCTGTACGTCCAGATTACTCCTCCACAGAACCTCATCCTCAATGGAGTACCGACAGACACGTTGGGTGTAGTAGGTACCGCGTCCTGGGGACCAGTTGGTCAACCGGTCATCATTGGCTCAATGAGTGATCAGGCGCGCAGTTTCGGCCCTTTGATGGATCGCAAACACGACCTTGGCACGCAGGTCGCGACGGCTGTCCAGCAGGGCGCACAGAATTTCCGCTGTGTCCGGGTGAC